TGTAAGAGTTGTCACCTGTCACACGGCGCACTACGTTATCCATGTAGCGGCTTACTGTCTTACCCCATGACTCACGGCCTTCACCGTCAAAGTACTTGGCGTAGCGTGACTTGTGAATGAATGCTTGATAGTCTGTCGGTAGTTGATTGCTCATCGGTTGTCCCCTGATCCTTTGATAACGCCACGCTTTGCACGGCTGTTTAGTTTATCCATGTTAGTCTGCAGTACCTCTGTGAGGTCACTGTTAAAATAGTTAGCAAGGGCTGTAACGTAGAACACAACGTCACCTAACTCCTTGACGATATCATCGGGTGAGACCTTTGTGTTGTCACGCAGTAGCTTCTTGATCTTCTCAGCTACCTCACCTGCTTCACCTACTAAGCCTAGTGTATTCTCCACTAAGCGGGTCTCACCCTCTGTTACGATCTTGCCTTCCACCCAGTAGGAATAATCTTGGGTATTGACATCCACCATACCAGCGAAGGCATCTATATCCTCTTGGGTAATCATTGTCTCTCCTTGACGTTTAAGTTCTCAATCTCAACATCATCTACATCATAGATAACATCTGTAACCAAGTCATGAATGTCTTGCTCATGACTGTCTTCGTAGGATGATAGTATATTGTTATTCTTATCAACCTTCATAACAAAAGTAACACTGAACTTTTTCATGCGCTTCCCTGTGTCTTAGACCAGCGTGTGAGTGTGACTACATTATCGTCTACCTCATACTCTTTGTCTTCCTGTAACTCCTGCTCTGCTTCTGCATACTGGTCAGGAAACATCTCCTGTAGAATGTCTTGACGTAGATCAGCAAAGTCTTCCCAAGCATCAGGGTAAATCTCTAAGAACTGCTGCGCTGCAGACATAGTGAGTGCCTCATCAAGAGCAGCCCTCATGCCGTCCTCTGAACCCGCAGAACCAAAGACCATACCCGTCTTGATACGGCCCGTCCATTCACCGTCCTCAACGACAGGAGATAATACAATAGCTACGTCACCAGGTTTAATCTCATAAGCCATTACTCTCTCCTCTTAACTTTGACACGTTGCTCTTTCATTCGCTTGCCTTTCTCTTTGAGCCACTCTTCTGGTATCACACGATTAGCCCAGAGAAAACCCTTTTGATCACACCAATCGCAGTATCTACTCTTGGCTCCCTTGTATAGCCTTGAATTAGCATTACTAAATACAAAACGAATATCTAGTGTAGGGTGCTGACGTTGTATCTCTATGTGTTTACGTCTATCTGCAGCAGAAAACAACCCCTTCATTTCAATTATAATACCATTGTCTAGCTCAAAGTCTGGCGTGTATGTGCGGTACTTTAGATCCTCCCACTCTATCTTTAGCTTTTCATAGGCTACAATCTTCTGCCTATCCTTGAGGTACGCAGCAGCCTCAACTTCAAGACCACTGCGATACAGGCGAGAGTTGTGTCTTCTAGCCATTAAGATACTCAGGTGCTACGTAAGTATAGTCTACCTCTTGCGGGTTCTTAGACTTACTAGGAATGCTAGGACGTGGCTGTAAGTTAGTGTGACACTTATGCTTGAAGCTACAGAACTTACACCCTGAGGGTAGCACCCAGTTGCCTGTCTTCTTACGGTAGAATGTTTCTTCTACTGGCTCGTAGCAACGCTCAAAGGGTTCATCGTTATCTATGTAGTCTACGAGAGATTGGATGTCAGCGAGTACTGCTTTCTTATCCACTCCCTCAGAGGCGTCTACATACTTGAATTGCCCGTTTGCTTTGTTGACTACCCACCAGCCACCTACCTCTTTCCCTGCGCCCTCTGCGTAGCCCACAAGCTGTGCCACGTAGCCAAAGCTGTCACCCTGTGCAAGGGTATCAAAGGATGCAAACTTGTTATCATATGACCAAGGGGAGGCAGACTTAACATCGTCAATGCGCCCATCCATCTCCATGTCATACTCACCCTTGATCTCCTGACCATGAGGTAACTTGAGTGTAACCTTGTCATTGTCCTTGAACTCTACACCAGCAGAGCGGAGGACTCCCTTGAACACAGCCTCAACAATATCGCCAAGGATCATGTTCATTAGGAACGCAGGAGGGAAGGGTGTCTTGTCTTCTGGATCGTTCTTCTCAAACCATAGCTGACACTTAGGCTTACCAATGTTAGACATACGTAAGCGGAACTTGTCACGAGGGCCACTATCAAACTGCTTATACAACGCAGCTTCAACATCGGAGGCGACTTGTTTAGCCACCTCCTCTGTCATAGTAGACTCACCAGCCATAGCCTTCTGTAAGAAGTTGAAGACTTTTAATTCAGCTGGGTGATTCATTAGCCCACCTCAATGAAGTCGTTATCAATGATGTCCTTAACGACTGCAGCATCTTCGTCAGAGATACCTGCACCATTGCGCTCATTGTGTAGATCCAGAACCTTACCGTTCATATACTCTACAAGCTCAATGAAGTCCTTCAGTATGTCATTGTCACTGTCAGCCAGATCAACACTGCTTCCAAGCTTAGCTTCGATCTTACCAAACTTAGCACCTGTAGGAATGCTATCCTCTACCCCAGACAGTTTAATGGTAGACATGATAGGCAGCAGGTTCTTACGGCTAAGACCATTCAGTACAGCATCAATGCTCTTGAGTGAGTCACGGTTCTTAACATCCATGACCACAGGCACATCAGTGTAGTTACCTGTCACTGGCTCACCCTTGTCATTCACAGGGTTGTCTAGTGTTACTGTACCAAAGAATACCTTAACACGTTTGACTGAGCGCATGATCTGCTTGGTAGCCTCAGGTAATGATTGGAAGTCATCAATGTAACCTGTAGGACGCCCCAAGTTAAAGCCACCAATGCTATCCTTTAGATCACCGTTGAGTGAGTTAGACATGACGGACTTCTCCATCTCTTCTGTCTCACTGTTCCAGCGTTGCCACTGATTGCGCTGGGCAAAGACACGGAAGGTAGCACCGTTGCTATACACCTTATCATCACCCTGTGTCAGAGTGAATGCACCTACAGGTACAACCTCTGTCTTGATTGTCTTGCCATTAAACTCCACCTCACCCATGATAGGCTGATGGATCATACCGACACGTGCAATAGATGGTGTGGACTGTTGGCTAGGTGTAGAAGACACACCCATAAGTTCAGCCATAGACTGTCCACGATCTGTTGCAATTTGTAGTTCGTTGCTCATTTCTATATCCTTTTAATAGAGTCAAAGAGTACCTAGTTATACACTACACGTCTACTGTGTCAAGCCAATTAGGCCCAATCTTAGCTTCTAATAGTAGTGGTACATTCATTCGTATTCCATACACTGACTCAACCAGATCAGTCAAGCCCTCATTCATATCTTGTATCATATTTAATACTTGCTCTCTCTCATTAGGGTGAACGTCAATAACAGTAGAGTCATGTACGGTATTAACCAAACAGGATTGCATAGGTTCAAGTCTCTTGTACATCTCATTGAGTACAACAGGCACTACGTCACCCGTAGCAAAGCCCTGCACTGGGTAATTCTTAATCATGGTAAAGTATGTCACGCTACCATTGTCTCTGCGCTGCACATCAGGGAAGGCGTACTGTCTGCCTGACACATTAGTAATCTTATTGAAGCGTAATGCCTCATCAGCTAGGTTCTTGTGCCAGTTAGCCACACCCTGATACTTCTCAGTGAAGTGTTTGTAGTAAGCCTCCTCCGCCTTAGATCTGCCATATCCTGTAGCCCCAAAGAGAGGTGCGAAGGTATGAGCCTTGGCTTCCTGACGTGACGTAGGCTGTCCCGCATCAGAGATAACCTGTGCAGTGTAGCTGTGTACGTCAAAGCCTGTGTTGATCTCTTCCATAGCGACTTCATCCTGAGCCAGATATGCAGCCGTTCTAAACTCTAGCTGTGCAAAGTCAGCCTCACATATCTCACCACCCTCCCAGCGTGACACAAACACTTTCTTCACAGGAAACGTACCACCACGAGGCATGTTCTGCATGTTAGGTTCCTTGCCACTGAAGCGCCCTGTCGCTGTGACACTCTGAGTAAGGGTAGCGTGTAGGAAACCATCGTCCTTAGAGTAACGCTCAATGCCATCAACAAACGTAGAGATGTAGCTGCTGATAGCGTTGTATCGTTGTAGATCCTCTAAGAAAGATACTGCCTCATACTTCTTGTGTGTCTTAGCCGTAGCAATAAGCAGACCTAGCTTGTCCTTACTGGTGCTGAAACCATTGGCACTGACCCACTTCTTGTTAGGTGCAGAGAAACGCAGCCCAGCAATCTGTTCTGTGTTCTTGAGTTGAAACCCACGTGTGTCACAGTCCTTGCACTTGTTAGGCTTAGCGAACCTAGTGCCATCCTTCTTGGTCTTGTACGTCTTGCCCTCACCCTCACAGGTAGGGCAGGTGAATGCCTTGGTGCGGTAGATGTGGCTGCTGTTAGCCTTGACTGCTGACTTGTACTCATCAATGTTCTTGGTGAACTCAAACAGGTCAGCCCACTCTTTCTTGTTGTTCATGCGGCGACTAAAGATAACCTGAGACATCTGTTCATTAGAGCCTAAGTTAATTGGTGTGTCACCCATAATCTCACGCACCTTGATGTGAAGGCGTGTCTCTAACTCAGAGCGTTCATCCTCAAACTCTACTCGAACATCTTCGAGCTTCTGAAGATCGACTTTGATTCCTGACATATGCATTCGGGTAAGGGTTTTGCAGGTGTCGAAGGTAACATCTCTGATTGTGTGGAGTGACTTGCTTTCTGGCTGGGCATAGTCTCTCTCCAAGGCATTGAACAGTTCGCTAGTAGTAAGAATGTCAGACACGAGATAGTCAGTGAGTTGGGTGAGATCCGTTTCATTGGTGTTGATTCCTTTCTTTAGGCAGTCACTGAGGTAGTCGCCCTTCTTTATGTCTAGGTCACGCCGTTCTGCGATAAGCTTGAGAGACAGGGGTGCGCCCTGCCCTCGCTGAAGTATATACTCTGCAAGCATGGTGTCATAGATAGCACCATCATAAGTGTACCCACTCTCCCACAACCACATCAAGTCATGCCGTGCGTTGTGCATGATTAATAGGGTAGTCATATCAAGTACAGCCTGAACAAGGTTATGCCCAGCGCCTGATGTATCCTTGGCCTCTACATGATCTAGGTTTACCACGTGTAGTTCAGTGTGATCGTCAGCATTCACCATGCCGATCTGCGTTAGGGTGTTACTTGGCTCAAAGGGATCGTTGTATATCTTTCCCTCCTTCCAAGTCACACTGTTCTCTACGTCTAGTACTAATCTCATGTGTCTCTCCTACGCGCTGTATATAGAACGTGCGCCATCTAATACACAAGGGATCTTACCTTGGAAACCATTAAGTTTATTTTTGGCTAAGTTTAAGTAGCGCACAGGATCTTCATCCTCACCCTCTACCTGCTGTGTCTTGCCAATAAGCAGCATCAAGTCAGCCTCTGCAGCCTTGCCTGTCTTACTTCCTTCCATCATAGACTGATTAAGATCTGCCTTACCCTCTGCTTCAGCACTCAACTGTGACATCCATATCACACAGCAGTCGTACTGCTTAGCAATGTTACGGGCATGGATGGCTGCAGTCTTGAGTGTGATGTCGCTACGCTCACTCTTCATGTCAGCAAACTTGTCGCCCATGTCCAGCACTACAATGTCAGGCTTCTCCTGCTTAACTACTGACTCAACCCATGCCATTGTTTTACCTGTGCTTTCCTTGAACATAATGTTCTGACGTACAGGCTCATAACGCTTACGTGCTAGGGCTTGGTTCTCCCGCACCTCTTTCATTGTCATGTTAGCAGAGGCACTGACGTACCGTGATGCCACACGTGTGTATGCTTCCTCGTTACAGAGGATGACACACTTAGCACCCTGATGTGCGAAGCCACTCTCTGCAGCAATGAGTGAGGCATGGAAGGATGTCTTGCCTGTGTTAGGACGTGCGCCCACTACAATGAGGTGACCTCCACTCACACCCTCTAACCTACGAGCTAGGGATGGGATGTTAAATGACCAGCGTGACTCAAGAGCAGTAGCAGCTAGGATAGTATCTAGATCGTCAGCCTCCCAATCAACACGGAGGTTAGGTGTGAAGTCATCCTTGTAATCGTCAAGGATCTTACGCAGTGGCTCCAAGCTATTCTCTGTGCCGTTAACGTAATCAAAGCCAAGGTTAGCAACAACGTCACCCACGTAGTTCTGAAACAGCTGAGACAGCGTGTCCTGTGCTATCTCTGCCTTGATAGGTTCAGTCATCTCAATGCGTCTGAAGAGTGCATCCATGGCAGTCTTAGTGGCTGTTGTCATACTCTTGTTCTGCACAGTGAATACAGCCTGCAGGTCTTGAACACTGAGGCTACCATCATACGTTTCCATAGCAGCGTCTAGCGCCTGCTTGATGCCACGTGTGTCCTTGCTAAAGATGTGATCAGGGCAGCGAATGCCTTTGTGTTGATCGTAAAAGTCGCGGTCTAATAATGTTTTAATTAGTGCCAGTTCCATCATTGTCTTTCTCTCCTACAAAGATACGATATAATACTTCCAAGGCAATCAAAGGCCACAGGAAAGCAAACTTAATAGGGCCAGAGTTATCCATCTCCTCATCCTCTGGCTCCACCATGTGATATAGTAAGGGTACGGCTAACACATACATTACGAATACGCCAGAGAAAAACCCTTGTCCTAGCTCATTCATACGGGTGGCCTCTCAAATGTTATGTAGAACGCACCCTCTTTGCTGTTATATGCTGCCATAATATCAACGAGTTGCTGGTGGCTCATGATAATCATCTGGTATGCGTCCATGTCTGGCTCAAACTGTCGGATGTACACATCACCATCATCACCCAAGATAACTTCTACATCCTCGTGCATGTCATCCTGGTCTAGCGTTGTAATTACAGCAGCGTCTGATTCAAACTCAACTGTGTACATCAGGTTGCTCCGCTACAAGAATGTTAACGTGAGCTACGTTACCTTCCACACGGGTGATAATATACTCAAGCCCTGCCTTGGTGAGTAGCAAACGTAGTTGACCTACAGGTATCATTTCTTATCCTTTCCATCTAGGTGTATCAGACGATCCAAGTACCACTGTGACTTAAGTAGATCCTCTTGCTTGTTCTTATACCTCCAGCGGTGTAGGTACTTAGCTATGTTACCACGCAGGTAGCCTATATATTCCTCTGTGGTTAGAAAGTCTTCAATGTAATCAATACATTCTATCTTACCCTTGCCATAGTGTGCTGGGTTGTTGACGTTATCCGCTGCATGTTCTGCCAATACGCTCTCCTTAAATGCCTCTTCTTCTGCTATCAATCTGCGCCACTCACTGTTTATCATCATTCCTCCTCCAGACAGAACCCACACCATGTATCCCTACTTGCATTACCACAGCTAACACACTTGCGCCACTTATTCTTTTCATCACGCTCTTGGGATGCTTTACGTTCTTCATCACTCATTGGTCTAATCATCTTCATCCTCCGTTAGTGCATCCCATGACACAGGGAACAACTCTTCCATCTTGTAGTCAATCTGTCGTGCTACCTCTCGTGTCTCTGCCTGTGTGTCAGCCTTGCATCTAAGGTTGCACATGTCAGCGAAGGCATCAAGGCTACCTGACCAGTACCACTCAGTCATAGTAGATTGTGGTAAAACCATCCGAGCTTGCTCAGGTGCTACGCCAGCCGCTATAAGCTTTCTATAGATAGCTATGACATACTCATCACATTCATGTACCTCATCAAGCAAGCTTAGATCAGGAACTATGCTATCTTTATACACCCCATACTTTTTAGGTTCTGCTTCGAATACATCCCTTATATGTTCATATGGGGCGTGAGTATACATCTTGTCTAACTCTATTACACCGTCACTACCCTGCTTCTTGTCAGAGCTACGTCCACGCCATACGTCAGGCTCATAGAACTCAGGTTCATCATCAACATACCGCCTAGAAATCTCGTTCCATCTCAAGAACTTATGCTTAACTAGCTGTCGTGCTACAAAGATTGGAGCCTTGACGTGGAAGCTTGCAAAGCAATGCCCAAAGGGACTGATATGCTTGTGCTTGGCTAGATAACGAATCAGCTTATCGTCTTTCTTCTTGAGCTTAGGTGGCCCCCAAGGATCGTCTTCCATCTCACTGGTCTTACCAAATGACACACGGGCTGCGTTAGCTACCGTCAAGTCATTACCCATGTGGTCAATGTATGTTGCTTTAATCATGTACAAACTTCCTTAAGTTGTTGCGTGTCCTCCTCGACACGATATTTAATATCATCTATTAGTTTCATAGCAACAGTGTCAACACCTGTCCAGAGTTTTATATCCCTGCTGAACTGTAATGTCTTATCCATTGCATCAGGGTCAAGTGCAACCACTGCCTTACGATATGTGCCTACCTTTTCCATGTGTTTCTTAGACAGTGACGTGCCAAGGATAGCCAAGGCTGTGATGTTAGGCACTAGCTGGGTGGCAACGATGGCAGAAACGACATCCTCTACAAGTAAAACGACATCACCCTTACCTGCTGTAAAGTAATTGGCTGCGCCAGTGTAGCGATACCACTTGGGTTGTGACCTTTTACCCACTGCCCTACCTACTGCATCAATGAGACGCCCCCTGTAGTGTATGGGAAAGACACTGCGCTCCTGTTTGACATCATAAAGCAAGCCAGGATAGTTACGAATACCCCACCGCAGAACGAAGGCTGCGTGCTTCTTATGCTCAAAGGTGGGTGTGACTAGGTAAGCAGGTACTTCCATCGTCTCAGCCTCCGCTACGGCCCTCTCAGGCGTAGGTCTCATGCGTTTCCTTATCTCTGCTGCTGTCATGTCTGTGTCATAGATGCCACGAGATCCACAGCCTAGCTTGTAACAGTTGTACATCATGGTGCCACCATCATTCTTGGCGGTGAATGTGCCTCTGCCATTACAGGCGGGGCAGTTGCCACGATGTGTCTGTCCGTCACCTAGTGCTAGGCTCTCAACGTAGTCACGAATGTTCATCTACCTACCCTTCCGCTTAGCACCAAAGTGTTCTTCCTCAAAAGTAAGTATGCAATGACAGTTGGCACACAGCACTTCACACTTAGCTATCTCTGCCTTAACATCTTTTTTACCTTTAGTATGTCTGCCAAGGTACATCTTGTGTACCTTCTGTCCTATCAGAAAACATTTATCTTTAGGGTTTATGTGGTTGAACTGTAGCGCCTGTGCGTTTTTGTTGTAGCCACACTTAGCGCAACCCTTCCTTACTTTGTAGCGCTTTAAGACAGCCTGTCCGTAGTCATAGTGCCTTCTCATGCGTAGTTTATCCTTACGCTTTGTCTCTTCTGATTTAACCTTGGTCATCGTCATCATTCCCTCTAGCTGATAGTGCCTTCGATGCACCACTGAATGTGTTGACCATGTAGGGTTTGATTGAGCCTATGGCCTTGTGTCCTGTGACCTGCATGATACCCGCTAAGTCTACCCCACCCTCCATCATCTCTGTCACAGCGGTACGCCGTAAGTCCATAGCTGTGAGTGTCATGGGTAGGTTAGCTTCTTTAAGTACGTCATTGATAAGATAGCTTATTTCTATCTTACTGTATGGTGGATACGCATTGCATCGTGGCTTGACACGGGGTGCTACATATTCCTGAAACCCAAAGTCATCCTTTTGCTGGCGCAGCATATCACACAAACCCTTAGAGATAGGGAGGTGGATCTCTGCATTGCGTTTGCTCTGCGTCAAGTCCAAGCGGCACTGAGTTAAGTCTACCTTATCCCATTTGAGAACACGCATGTCACCAACACGCTGCCCCCAATCGTATGCCATGTGGACAATCAGCCCAATGCTGCGCCAGCGGAAGTCGCCATAAGCTGTGGCAAGGAATGACTGCACTTGATCGCGGCTCCATAGTACGCGCCGTGGTTGACCAGACCTAGTTTGTACTAGAGCTACTGGATCGTGCGTCATTACGTCATGTCTCATTGCATGTTTCCAAGCGATAGACAGTACAGCCTTACGATAGTTAGCTGTCCGAACACCAACGGATAACCAACTCTCATACGCCTGAGTGAGATGACGTACCTTGATATTCTTATGGCGATAATCCCCAAGAGCTTTACCCTCAACCACAGTCTTGCTTACCGCAGCAAGTTGTGCGTCATAATCTTTCTGAGTAGTGCCTGCCAGACGACCAAATACAGCAGACTTACTATAGAAATCAATGACTTCCTGTAGTGTAGATGAAGCCTTGGGGATATTCATATTACTTTCCTTTCACGTTAAGATACCAGATGTATAGGAAGCCACCCAAGTACGCAAGGGCTACGGCTAGTGGCAGCGAGTGCATTAGAACTTTGGATACCATGCCTCACCCATATCTACATATTGTTTCACATCCTCTGCGATAGTCTCCAGAGCCTCAGTCTTGTTGCCGATCCAGAGTGCGTCATCTATCTCACGCATAAGCTGGTTGTAGTAACCCGTGGCTGGCATAAGATTGGATGTGTTGAAGGGATAGTCGATACTCATTATGCTGTCTCCTCAATTAGCACATAGCGTGTGTACTGCTGACCTGTCACAGGGTGCTTACCCTTAACGCCATCAATGCGGTAGCCTGACTTGCGTAGCTCAGAGATACGCTTAGTGAATGACTGGATGCTGTAGTCCAGCATAGCCTCACGCTGGGTCAGACCCTTGGTTGCACGAAGGTGTGTGATGATCTTAGCGTTTTGTGTGTTAGTCATGTCTGTTCTCCTTTGTTAGACATTAGTAGGTTATTATCAGTGTAAAGCTGTGTCAATGTTACCATTATGTCACGTCACATATATGCAACACTAACACCTATTCTTTCTGTGTGTGCCGTATAGTTTTGTCTTACCCCAGCACGGGTCAAGCGGTTTGATCTTACCATCAGGCAAGGCCATTCCAGGATAGTGATAGTGTGGGTTGGCATCCATGAAGTCTCGCATCTCTTGACGTTCTAGCTTACGTTTAGCTGCGCGTAGGTCAGAGGCACAGGCTGCGGCTGCATTGATCTGTCTGTTGTGTTTCTCCATACAGTACGCGGTGATCTCATTAGCGTTAGACTGTGCTGCCATCTCTATCAGAAGCTCTAGCATCACATCTCTGCCACGCCTAAGACCCCAGTGTTCTCCCACTCAGCGAATAGCCCCTGCTTTTCTAGTATAGCATTGATCTTGTGGTTCACACCAAAGTCATCCAAGACAGTGCCACCAAACTCACAGTAGTAGTCAGCCCACACCTCTGGGTAGTTGTCCTCACCTGAGATACGGAAGCCATCGTCATCCTCATAGACTGTGACGCCTAGCTTCTTGAGTTGGTTGTATGCGGTACGATAATTCTTCTTCATTCTGTTACCTCTATTTCTGCTGTTATGTTCTTCATTCTGTTGAAGCGTTTTGCTTTGCTCTCTGCCTCATCCATGCGGCCCGACAGGATTGGGTCATGACATACCTCTTCGCCTGAGACCTCATGGAAAACTCTAACGATTATCATGCGCTCAGTCCTCCAGTATTTCCTTGAATATACGAGCTAACCTATCCACACTTGCCTTGGGTAGGTCAATGCAGTCACTCTCTTGTAAGTCACCTTGCACTCGCATTGTGCCATCACTGTACAGTGTACCTGTCCAGCCATAGCCTAAGTCTTTGATCTTTGTTATACTCTTAGTCATTACGCCATCTCCTCTACTGGTTGGCTGTTAAACTCATAGATTGCCTTGGCAAACCCACGGGGTGTGGCAGATCGTATGTCTTTGGTGCGCTGTGACTTACCGCCCAGCTTAAGGTGCTGCCTACTGTGGCCCTGCTCTGGTTGAACTGGATCAGTCCACGGCATCACAAAGCCATTGCCTGTCCATAGGCATGTCTTCTTAGGGTAGGCATCCTTGGCTGCGATATACTCAGGCCAGCGTGGATGCTCTGCATGATCGTCATGGATGTAGCCACCATACTCATAAGGGTGGAAGCTATGGTCAGGCTTGCGCCACTTAGTAGCCAGCACAGACACAGGGTTCTCCACAAAGTAGGGCACACCTAGGTCATCAAACAACTCACCGCACCACACGGCGTACTGCACAGCCTTGGTCTGAAACTCAGGGTCACGCTCTGCCTTGCGCTTGAAGTGTGCCGCACCTGATACAGCCATGTCAGTACAGACAGGGAAGGCCATGCCGAATACAACATTGCGTCCGTTAAACTGCATGAAGATGTCTTTGTGTGTGTCGAAGTCATGCAGGTCAGCGTGAACGTAGGTGATAGAACCTTTGCTACCTACAAATGTGTCTGTGTTTACGTTCTCTTTTGAGTGCTGGATGTCATAGGCGTAGCAGTCATAACCTGCCTCTGCCCATGGCTTGAGTGCCTCACCTGTGAAGTCATATAGTGATAGTACGATACCTTTGGTCATGATCTTATCCTCTCTCTCTTTGCAATGCTGTCGCCTGTTCATCTGTAACGTCCAGCAATATGTTCTTAACTTCTGTGCTAGTCAGGCCAAAATGTCTAGCCACTTGCGCAATTGTTTTGTTGGTTGTGTCAAACATGTTACACACATCCATGGGGTGCGGTTTATAGGTCATTAGTTTAGCCTCTTGGTTAGAAAGATTATGAGCTTGTCCACATTGTCAAACTCTTCATGGAATGTCTTCATCCCCTCTGCGTCATAGCAGCTATAGGAAAGCTCTGCCCACGCTCTATACTCTCGCATGTCGGGGTCTCTGTAGTCCACAAATATCCGGCAGGTGTTGCCATGCCTCTCCTCTTTTTCAAGTGACGGGCAAGTGTCATTCTTCCACGAGCTATGTTCCCAGCCATGCGGTGACAATGCGTGAAAGAGTTTATTGAGTGTGTCATAATTGTCATAGTCTTCGTGTGGTACGTCTGCGATTGCGTAGATCATTTTAGCCTCTCCAATCATGTTGTTTTGCCATAAGTTTTGGCGAATTGTGATCTATTGCGTTCACGAATACATAGCCCCTGTCTATGCTACCCATCCGCCACATCCCCTGCCAGCCCAGCTTGTCCAATAGTTTTTGTGCTGCGTCAGCGTGGTTGCCCTCTATGTTTAGGCTGTCATCCCACCCCACAGTGTAGGTTGAACCTCTGTGACCACTGGATGTCATGGCCTTGACCCGTGGGCCTTTGGTGTCAGTAGGGCCAAGGTATTTTGTCATAATCGTTTGCATGTTAGTCTCTCCTATCAGATATTATGAATACGTTTCCATGTAGTCCAAGTTATAGCCTGTAGCACATGGGGCTTGACCTTCACACGCTTGGCTGCTGTGACATAGGCCAACTGTAGCTCACGATATTGGCGCTTGCCCATGTTAGTCTTGTCAGATGTTAAGCCTTCACGTTGACCACGGGCGATATTTAGAGCGTGTCCATCAATAGTTACTTCGTCCAGTCCACGGATGTTAGAATAGAAAGAGCGTATTTTCTGCCCGTTCAAGCGTGTCAGAATGTCATCATCATCAATCAAGTCATCCTGTAGAATAGACCACGCCTTCTGTTTCATTGTGTTATAGCATGACACTTTGAAGTCATCCAAGCTGTCGCCATTCTGCCACGCAGCACACATGGTGTCAGTGTCTTTACAGTTACGTTCCCACCGATTATTAGGCGATAGTGCCGCCATGACACCGATCACTGTATTGATAGGGAGCTTGTGAGTGTCAGCGATTTGTACCGCCACACGTTCTGCCCTAGCATACCATTCAACGCCATTGAGCGTGTCATCATTGGAAGCTTGGCGGTATAGTTTTAGAATGTTGCGAACATATTGGGTCATGCTTTTTCTCCAATCGGTT